TGGGCGCATAGTTCCTTCTTATCGAAAGAACCGTTCCGCTACCTTCTTCAACAGTTACGATGTAAGGTAGCTTGATGCCAGTCGGTTCCCCGTCCGCACCAATATCTTCGAAGCCTTCCAAATCTAGATCCACGTGACACTCAAGAAGAGTGTACATTGGAATTTGTTTTCCAGATTTTTTAGTGCCTTCTAATTCTTTTTCTTTTTTTGAAACCTCATCATTAACAATCATGCCTGGTGGGTTTAGTTCTACATCAGAATAAAAACCAGCTACTTGTTGTTTTCTTAAATCATTCTCCGATACTTTGATGACGTGTATAATTGCATCTGCATCATCTAAGCTATTTGCTGTGTAAGGTACGATTAAATCATCTGCAGGAACAAACTTAGATACAGCTCTATTAATCATAGAATCGTAATAAATTTTTTTAAATGTAGATCCTGCCAGTGGTAAATGAAATAACATAGAATCAAACTCTGATTCGTATTCTTTCATTTGATCCATAATTTGATAGTTCATGAAATCTTTTACTCTTTGTGATTGTTGTTCTTTCGCAGGCGTAGGTATACCTAAAATCTGTGTTCTTACTGGACCGTCTGCTGGTAATAATTCTTTGTACGCTGTAGCTTGAAACTGTGTAACAGCTTCTGCTAACACAGGGTGTGTTGCACCTGAAGCTCCTTGAAACGGCTCTGTTCTATTTTCGTATTTGAAACCAAGTAAGTCAAGTCCATCAGTGTAAGATTTCTCCCACTCTTTTCTAGACATCTTATAGTCTATGTAATTATTTTTTAATTCTGATCCTAGTGGATTTAAAACATCGTCAGGTAAAATATCTGCAAGATTATCAAAGTGAGAATCTGTGCCAGGTATGTTAATTGCACCTGGTTCAAAGTCAATCGTTGCACCGCCATCTTCTTCGGGTGTAACTTCAACGGGTTGTTGTTCTTTAATTTCTTCCTTTACCTCGACCTCTTCGCCCGGAACTTTAACCTCGGTACGAGTGTTAGGAAGTCCTTTATCTATATCTGCCATTTAAACTCCTGTAATTATCTACCACGTTTTACTAAAAAATCCAAGCCCTGTGAAGTAGGTCCTTTTTTTGGAGGCGGGCCTGAATCTACACCAGCCATTTTAGCTATACCACCCCCTGCTAAACGATTAAAAAAATTAAGAATACCAGATGATGGTTTAACCGTTTGACCCGTTTCAAAATCTGTGTCTCTTGTTAAATTATATATATCTCTGTCTGTTTTCTGTCCTTCGCTCATTTCAGATTCAGGTAATGCTATTGATTCTGAATCGTCTCTAATAGCTGGAATGTTTAATTGTATCATGTTTGACAAAGTTTTATCTACAGCAAATTTTTTAGCATCTGGTGATAGGTTTGGGTAATTTTTGTTTACAGCAAAGGCTACGTTATCTTTCATCCTGTTAAATATTTTACGTTGTTTATTAACTGCTGCAATAGGTATTGCAATACCAGAACCAAGTGTTGCTATTCCAGCTCCGCCTAGCACTGGGAGCCCAAAACGTGGCACATTTTTATATAGCGCTTGCCCTAAATATTTTTTACCTAATGGAAATCTTAAGACTTTTTTTGCAAGTTCTTTAATTCCTTGTGATTTTTTTAAAAGACCTAAATCTCTAGCAGCGACTTTTGAAAAACCTGAAATAGCTGTTGCGGCTTCTGGAGTTAAATTACCAGTTACGATTGCTGTCAAGGCCGCAGCAGGAGTTTCAAAGAAACCAAGTGATCTTAAAAATCTAGCTTTGTTTAATAAAATATCTCCACCTATACCAGTAGCGGCACCAGCAGCTGTCTTAAATGGATTTTCTTTTGCATAATCAAATAAACTAAATTCTTCTTTTGGTTTTTGAAAACCAGCGTCCGTCATAGTGTTTGCTGCAGAAGCATACCTAACTCTATCATCAGTAGGTCCTTCAGCAACTCTTCGAATAATTTTGTTAAAAATATTTCTAATTTTTTGTTTTGGAGTTTTTCTAACTTTTTCAAGAAGCTCATCTTGATTGGTTACTCCAAACCCTTTATAAATATTTTCTTGTATGGTTTTAGTTATATCTTTTGAATCGTAAATTGTTTTTACATCTTTAGGTATATTAACAGAGTATCCTGTTTTCTTAGCATCATCTATAATAGTTTTGTAGGCCGTAGGGTTTGCTTCTTTTAATTGTTTTATGTTGCCAACAGTCTTGTTTGGATCTCCTCCCTCAACAAAAGTTATGGCTCTTACTTTAGGTAAGTTTTTAGGTATACTGGCATTTATGTCAGCTACTATTTTATTAGCAGACTGATTATACATTTTAACATCTTTTGGAGTTGCAGTTCCATTAACCATTTTTTCTCTAATGTCTAAAAGTTTTCTATCTAATTTTTTTGCTTTAAGTAAATTTGTATTATCTATGGTTTTGTTTCCTGTTTTAGTTAAGGTTTGTTGAAAGGCAGCATATCCTTCGCCACCTGTTTTGAAAGCTGTGCTTAAATTAAAAACTTCATCTGTTTCTAAGCCAATACCTTTTGCTGTGAGACCAGTCTCCTTCAAAAAAGGTTTTATCTTTTTTGTAGTGTCTCTTCTTTTTTTATCAAAAACATTTATATCTTCTCCTATTGTCTTAGCTACGCCTTTTTCTCTCGTTACTCTAACTTTGCTCCATAAAGGATTATTAAAAGGATCTTTGTTTGCTTCTTTTCCAATTATGTTAAATCCTTTTGTAGCATTAATTTTAGGTAAGTCTTTAGGTTTAATGTAAGACTTCTTACCTCCGTACGCTTCTCTTAAATCATATAAAGCAGCACCTGCATTTTGAACATCAGTTTTTAATAATTTTGAAACATACTTAACCATGTTATCTTCTAAGATACTGCCATCACCAAGAGCTTGCACAACTTTTCCATTATTAGCTAATTTTAAAATACGTTGTTTTTGCTTGTCTTGCATTTTTAAAAAAAACTTTTTGTAAAACTTTTCGCCTTTTTCTTTTCTAATAATTGAACCTACTTCTTGAATGGAATCAAAGCCTAGATCTCTAGCTATTGCAGATAGTGATGGGATGGGGGTTTTAGTTTTAATTGAGTTATCTACGATAGTCATAACTTTTTTAACTCTGTCTGCTTGAACTTCTTTTGTTCTACCTGTGCCTTCAAGTCTTTTAAATTTATCTTCTACATCAGGTAAAACATTAATTAACCCTGACACTCTATTTTTGTTTATAGTTGTATCAAGTTTAAATTTTTTTAATCCTTCAACAATTTCGTCGCTAGACTTACCTTTGTTAGCTTGTTTAATAATATAGTTTCTAGCTTTTTCATTACTGTAGAGCTTTCCAAATCTAGCTGTAAGAGTTGTGCCCGGTGATATTAAAGATCTAACTTTATTAAATAAAACTCTGTTTTCTCTTTGTCCAATGCCATAATTTATTTGTCCTTTCTGAACACCTGTTCTATCAAAATCTAATTTATTAAAATCTTTTTTAGATAGATTATCTTTTAATATTTTTATTTGGTCTTTTGTTAATTTAATACCTGATCCTGCTGCACCAGCGTAGCTTCCTGGTTCATCGACTAAACCTCTCTTTGGTTTGTCAATCATCTCCTTAACTTCTTTTGGATTCTCTAGTGCACCTTTTACTTTTTCAAAATTTTTTTCTTTACGTGCTTTGTTAACTTTCTCTGCTTCTTCTTTGGGTTTCTTTTTAGGTAGCACGTTGCCACCATTACCAAAACCAGGACGTGTTAGATACGCCATCATCTGTTTGTATTCTGCGATCTTCATTATTCTCCTAGCATGTAAGCGACACCGCCATCTGCTTTTTGATTTCTTTGTTTTATAATTTCTTTAATTCTTTTATCTAATTTTTCTCTAGGTGTAAGTTCAACATCAGGATAATATTTCTTAACACCTTTTAAATCTCCAGTTTCTTTTACAATCTGTTTGACTGTGTCATCGTTAAGACCGAATGCAGTTTCAAAATCTGTGCCATCATCACCAGATGGTCTTGCTGTTATCTCTTCATACTCCTCTGGGTATTCTATTTTCTTTCCTGTTTTAGGATCTACATCAAACTCTTTTGGTTTATATGTCATATATTCTTTAGACATGATTCCGTCAGCCACATCCATTTCACCATACTCGTCATAAAATTGCATACCACCTATTTTTTCTTTTTCAATTTCAATTTTACCTGTAGACAAGTTTTCAGTCATAACATAGTCATCACCATCAATTTCATATTGAGTAACTCTTTGTCTTGATTGTGTTGTTACACCTGGTGATGTAATGTCTGTTCCAAACTGTCTAATTTTATTTACAAGTTGAAAAAAATAAGGAGGCACAGTTTCAACAGCTGTAGCTGCTTTCTCCACAGTCTTTGCTCCTTTGAACAATGGACCAATAAGAGGTAATGATGCTAGTCCACCCATAAGTTTTAAAAAGTTTCTTCGACCAGGATTTTTTGGTTTGCTGCCATCTTTAAATTGTTTTCTAAAATTTATACCAATATTAAATTTGTCGCTATCTACTGGAACATTTTTAAAAACTTGGTTAGGTATACGAGGACCTGTAAATCTCTCGTTTGCTCTTGATTTCATATAACTACCACCGAGAGTAAATCCCGTATTACCTATTGGTAACTGTCCAGTGATCCCAAGATTTTGATCTGTTATTGCTTGATTAACACCAGGCACGATTTCATTTTTACTATAACCACCGCCACCAAAGATCCCCACATTAAGAGGACCAATCTGACCCATAGGAACTTGTGGACTTCCAGGTATCTGTTGACCCGTAACATATTGATCACCCTGCATTGGATCACCAGCAAATCCTGCGCCGCCACCAGAAAAACCAATACGACCACCTTGTGCCATGTCCTCTGGATCTTCAATTTCTTTCATGTCATCCATTCTTTCTTTTTGTCTTTTTTTAATTCTCTCAACAGCTTCTTTATTTTGTTTATTCAGTTTTTCTAAAAGTTCTTTTTCGCTTTTACCACCTTGAATAACTTTAGGTTTAAAACCTTGAAATGCATCTAAGACACCTCCTGACGTATCGTATTGATCACTAGGGTTTAATGGTACGCCTTTATCCATTTTATCTATAACGGTGTCTAATCTGTTTGGGTCTGGTTTGTTTTGTATTTTTTCAAATACAAGTTTAACTTGTTCCATCTGATCATCTAAAAATTTTTGTTGAGCCTTTGTAAGTTGTAACCCTTCTTTTTGAACTTGGTTTCTTATTTGCGTAATTAGACCGCCCATTCTGTTGACATCATCAAAAGATTTAAACTCAAAAAATTTCATGACTCTTGGTATTTTATTTAAACCAAAAAATGCGTTGACTATACTCATTAATAATAACTCCTATTTATCATATGAAGGTTTAAATGGTTTACGGCCAAAATACTCATTACGTTCTTTTTCAGACATTTGATTTACTTTTTTCTGTTCTGCTTTGTATTGTTTTTTAGTTGTTGCCTTGGACTCTTGAATATTTCCCACTTCTTCAATGTAGTTTTCTGTCATCGCTTTTTTGTTTGATGCTCTTTGAATCTTTCTATTGATTGCTGCAATTCTTTTGCCAGCAAAGTCCATAGCTTTACCAAAACCTTTAATTGCTATTCCAGCACCTTTTATTTTATTTATTGGCATTAATAATAACTCCTAGGTCTAGGGTCTTTTTTCTCGTCGATGTAATCTTCAGGGTGTTGTATTAATCCGCCTTGCCTGAATCTCATGATGGCTTGTGTTGTAGAGTCCACAAGGTCGTCGTGATCACCGTTAGGGAATGCTGCACATTCTTCAACCACCTCCTCTGCAAATTTCTGATCTGGCGCCCATATCATTCCAGACTCAAAAAGAGGTGCAACGGCGTTTACTCTAGCATGTTTATCATTTCCTTTGCTAGGTGTAAAGTTAATAACTGGGATGTTCATCTGCCTCAACTCGTAGGTCAAAGGTAGTCCTGATGCCTTGGCCTCAATGATTACAG